CAATTGCGTTGGTTTAACGTCAATTACAATACCAGCTTCAGTTACAAGTATTGATAGTAGTCTTACGTTCGGTAATTGTAGTGGGTTAATAAACATTGTTGTCAACGCATATATTAGTAATATTGCTAATGGTTTAAGTGGAGTAAATAATGCTGGATTACAAATAACTTTTGACTATGTTGGACAAATACCTGATGGTGCTTGTAGTGGTAGAACTTTAATGACAGGTGTAACAATTGGTAACTCAATTACAGGCATTGGTGTCAGTGCGTTTGCCGGTTGCGATTCATTGTCAACAGTTTACATCTCTGATACAGAAGCAAGTTATTTGGGTGCTCAATTTGACCCTCAGAAGTCATGGTATTCACCTAGCACAGTCGCGGCAGGAGAATTTTACAATGCGACAAATGCGGTTGATTTTGAATTACCACCTTTACCTCCTACTATTACTAGCATTTCACCCAGTTATGGAAATAGATCTGGAGGCGAACTCGTTACTATATATGGCACAGATCTTAATGGAACTGTTGTCAGAGTTACGTTTGGTGATAGTATTGTAGACGCTAGCGTAGTTAATCCTGGAACAATAACTTGTACAACACCATCTCATGCTATCGGAACAAATATACCTGTTTATGCTACTGTAGATGGTATTGATACTAACACATTAAATTTCGAGTATATTCTTTGTTTTAAAGAAGGAACCAAGATTCTTACGGATAAAGGATACATGCTTATTCAAGACTTGAGAAAAGGCGATTTGGTTAAAACCGTTTCATCCTATTTCAAAAAGATTGAACATATTGGACATTCTAAAATGTATCAAAATTCGAATAATATTCGTTCCAAAGATAAATTATACAGATGCTCAACATCAGAATACCCTGAATTATTTGAAGATTTAATTATTACCGGGTGCCATTCTATTTTGATTAGAAATTTTAAAGACAATGAACAAAGATTAAAAACAATAGATGTGAATGGAGATGCTTATGTTACTGATGGATATTACAGATTGCCAGCATGTGTTGATGATAGAACCAAAATATTCGATCAACAGGGGGTTCACACTATTTGGCACTTTTCTTTGGAAAATTCAAATTATTATAGTAACTATGGTGTTTACGCAAATGGTCTCTTGGTTGAATCAACTAGTAATAGAATGATGGTGGAAATATCTGGCATGACATTGCTTGAATAAACCCATTTTTACAAAATTTTGTATAAAAATAATTTTATACAAAACGGAATCTATTTATTATAACTTAAGTAGCGTATAACTTAAGTAGCGTATAACTTTTAAGTAGCGTATAACTTTTAAGTAGCGTATAACAACCCAGCGTTTCCACCAACAAAAATAACCATATTTACCCTTTCTTCCATCAAATATAAATCATAATTGTATTCATATATACGCCATGACGGTTTATTTACACCAATGATTTCACCAGTATTCGGATTACAAATTGTTAAAACTTGGGCATAAGGATCGGGCGGTGGATTTATTGTCGTAAACTCAAACTCCACATTTGTAAATCTACTCATATTCATCGCACCAGATGGCTGTAATGAATATGGAGACGTCTCTACACAAAAATTATAACAATATAATCCATTAGGAGCAAACCCATCTGTCCGCGTGTATTTTTCAAGATAGTTATAAATACCAACATTTAGTATATTTTCTCTATATTGTCCGTCTAATAAAATACCCAACGTCTCCAAAATATTCTTTTGGTTTTGCTGATTGTATACACCACTTACCATTAATCCAGATAAAGTACCGTCTGGATTAGTTCCAGGACCGATAAATTCTGGTACCGATCCAGAAGTATCAGGGTTTTTATAATTGCCATTACTGGATGCAGGACTAATATCTATCGGCATATAATTATATGGCCAATTTGTGTAGTTAGACCATTCATTCCTTAAATTCGCATCACTTCTTTGAAAATAAAACATCCAACTTGTTATCATACCAATAGAATCCAATTGTACCTTATTTTGACCAGTGATATTGTAGTACGGTTTTTCGTATATTTGTTTAATCAAATATTTTTGTTCATTCTTGGCAAACAGTTTAGATTCATCATTCGAGAGAAAACAATAAGTACACATTAAATGTATATCGGCATTCCAACTAGTTCTTGTATCAACATACGATGTGGGACCAAGCGTTTCATCCGGCGGTGTTTGTAAAAATCGGTAAAACTGCATATAATATTGATTAAAATTCGGCGCAACATAAGGAAAATTATTGGTATAATCCATTACATCACGTATCCTAAACAAATGACTAATCGGTTTAAATGTTACGCTTATATGTAGTTCATTATATTGCAAAGATACCAGAGGAAACGCGTTTTGGGTTTTTAGGTTAAACCACGCACCCAGCGGAATATACAATAATCTTCCATTTATAGACGGTTGAGCACCTGCCGGATTTTCTGTATAAAAAGTATTTGGATATGAATTCACATGGGTGCCAGCGTTTGCTGGGTCATTTAATTCAGAAGTATTACCAATCATTTCATTAAACAATGCTATTTTGGTGCCAGAAAAATCTCTTTGGGCTGACGCTAAAATATATTTACCCGAATATTCCTGTAATTTTTGATTGCCGCAATTAATGGTAATTCGCTCAATCATTTGAGCGCCAATATTGTCTATCCATTTGAATTCATACGGTGCCCAATTGGTATACACAGTTGAACCGTCTGGTTGAACGACTGATTGAGGAGGAAAAATTGGACTCCAAATTGTCGGCAGCGCTATGGAAACATAGCAATCCATTAATAAATCCGCATAACGTTTCACTTTGAATGTAAATGTGGAGTCGGTTGTCAAGTTTAACGTTGGAGTGCCCTCATAATCGAGACGAAATTTTTGCATTCCAAAATTAGTATACTTTTTATAGGTTGTCTTCCAAAATGTCTTCTCGGGATTACCATTTAATATAATATTTTGTTGTCCTTCTGAAACCAAATTTAATAATCCTCCTGCCATATTTAATATATACTTATAAATATTATTTAACTAATTTGATTAATAATTTATATAATATTTTAAAAAAAATAATATAATATATTAGATTAATGTCATCAACGAATCCAACAGACTATTTAAGCAATATAAAGGCCATGGACGACCAATTTGTAACATATATGATTATTGCTTTTGTCTTCATATTATTGATATGTATAATAAGTTATATTATTTATTTGACTAAACTCGAAAGTTCGGAATGCAATTATATTAATAATTTATATCCTTCTCTCGATGGAAATATTAAACCTATTTCATTCAACGATCCAGATTGCTCTGGCTGTTTATATGATTATTACATAAAAACCGCATACAACGCTTGTTCTGGCGGTTCATACAAAAATGATTTTGTTGACCTATGTAATTTAAAAGCAGTTATAAAACAAGGCGTCCGCTGTTTAGACTTTGAAGTATACTCTGTCGACGATAAACCGGTTGTAGCGACAAGCACACAGGATAATTACTATGTTAAAGAAACCTTTAATTCCGTTAGTTTTTCCGATGTAATGAAAACAATTAACAGTTATGCTTTTGCTGGAGGAACATGTCCGAACCCTACCGATCCAATTATAATTCATTTACGCATTAAAAGCAACAATCAAAAAATATACACGAAGATGGCTGGAATTTTCAAGTCATATGATTCAGTAATGCTCGGAAAAGATTATAGTTTTGAAAGTAGTGGAACTAATTTAGGAATAACTCCATTATTGCAATTTCAAAAAAAAATAATTGTGATCGTAGAAAAAATAAATAATGCTTTTTTAGAAAATAGTGAATTTTTAGAGTACGTCAATTTAACTAGTAATTCAATGTTTATGAGAGCATATAATTATGACGGCGTTAAAAATAACCCGGATATAAATGAATTAACAGATTACAACAGAAAAAATATGACAATTGTATTGCCGGATAGTGGTTCTAATCCGGTAAATCCGAATGGTCTAGTATGTAGAGAATATGGATGCCAAATGATAGCAATGCGTTATCAATATGTAGATAATTATCTTGAAGAAAACGCGCTATTTTTTGATAGATCAAGTTATGCGTTTGCTTTGAAACCACAACCGCTGCGATATGTGGCAGTTACAGTACCAGACCCTACACCGCAAAATCCGGATTACAGTTATGCCACACGTACCGTTAGCACTGACTATTATAGTTTTGATATGTAAGACCTATTTTACTATATAAAATAAAATATTTTGTATAATTTATATAATTTATATAATATATAAATTATAAAATGCAATTCGTTGGCAAATCATTACTTTACAATCTTTTTAAATTAGACAAATTGAAAGTTGGTGATAAAATTAAGGAGAAAAAAACACGTCAAACCGAGTCGTTTAGAGAGAAAAAAATAATAGAAATTTACGAAATATATTCAGATAGCATTATCATTACGGTAGAAGATGGTAGCGAAATTTTAGTCAGAAAAGAATATGAAGATGTATATGAAAAAAAATAGTAATAATTCTATGTTGGGTAAATTAGATATGAATTTATATCAATATCATCAATCAAATATTGATCTTTGATTTTATTTGCCAAAAAAACTTTTATAATGGTTTTTCTAAATTGTACAATTTCTTTAATTTCATCGATAACAACGTTTAACCGTAAAGCTGGCGTCCAATTTTCACTACAATAATAAGAGTCGCAGCACAAACATTCCTTATTTTTGTATTTTTTTAACATAGTCTTTTCAAATTTAGTCTTTAACTTTAATAATTCTAAATAAGGTTCGCCGTTATAGTATATTTTCGGTGGATTAAAAGGATAAGTGTCAGTAAAAATAAAACCATATTTTGATTTCCCTTCCGTAATTATCATTTCTATTTGATTCAAATTATTTGACAAAACTAAATTTGGATAACGGTTATATAATTTTTCACACTCGTGTGCAATTCTTTTATTACGCGCTCCTTTTTGAAAATTTTGTAAAAAATCGCGATTTGATTTGATAATATCTTCTTTGGTTTCATTTATTTCTGTTTCATTTATAGAATCCATTATAGTTTTGTTTATATTTTATATTTTTGTTATATTTCTATTATATTTTTATATAATAATAATATATATTATTCGTTAATTATATGAAGCAACAAATATGTAATGGTTTAAATTTTAGTGATTGTGAAATGGCAATTTTACGTATGGCTGTAGATAAAGCAGAAGAAAAAATGGGAAAAAGAATTGTTAATTCAGAAGACGTTCAAAAAATAATCAATATTGTAGAAGATTACTTAAAAATGGAAGATTTAATATGTTACGGAGGAACCGCAATTAATAATATTTTACCAGAAGAAGACAAATTTTATAATACAGATGTAGAAATACCAGATTATGATTTTTTCTCTTATGAGGCTTTAGAGAAAGCCAAAAAACTAGCAGATATTTATTATAAAAAGGGTTTCAC